CGAAGCAATGGCGCGGCCTCGCGGAGAAGCCATGAGCCGCCCGCTCTTCCTAGACGCCCCACGGAGGTGGACCCAAGCACCAAGACGCTACGAATCGCCAGCGCAGTACGCAGAGCCAATCAGCAGGCATGCGCGCGCAGGCTATCCGCGCGGCTGGTGGCTCATCGTTGGAGCCTGCGGGGCTGCCGGCCTTTTGATCACCATCCTCACCTAACTTGAGAAAACACGATGAACGTCAGAATCGCAATCGCCTTGGTGCTCTGCTGCCTTGCCTTCGCAGCCACAGCACAAACCACAATCGGGGTGCATACGGTGAGCATCCATGCGCCGGACAATGGCAAGGTGAACAATGTCAACCCGGGCGGCTATGTGAGCTTCGAGAATTGCGCAACTGTTGGCTTCTACCGCAATTCCCTGCGCCGCATGTCTGTGTATGCAGGCTGCACCATGGAGCGTGGGATTGCCGGCCTAACTATCGGGGGCGTGACTGGCTATGACAAAGAGCACGGCGGCCACTCGAATGCGCCAGTTGCCCCGCTGTTGGCTCTGCATCTCAAGAGCCCTGTTGAATTCTTTGGCGCGACGCCGCGGCTCACCTACATTCCAGGGCGTCTCGTCAAATCGGCCGATGTGCTGCATCTGTCGTTACAGTTTTCTCGCTAGACAACTGGCTGAATGCGGGCTTAGAATGAACGCGTCATTGGGTGAGACCGATGGACAAGGATTCAGGGCCTTTAAGCCTCTGCTTTCTGGGGCCGCTTCGGCGGACGTGCATCCAAAGTGCATCGGTCTCACCCCCAGGGAGCAAGGACTTAAGGGCCCTTTTCTTTGGGCGATGAATTTTGGAACGGTCAACCACGACTGCTGGCGTGGACAAGTTGTCACTGGCAAGGCCCGAAAGGGAGACCAACAGAAACTGCCAACTCGGGGATCAGCACCGAGGGCCGTTCCAAAATTCATCCACTGACCGGACGACTCCCGTTAGGAGCGGCCCTGCATGGGGTGCCAGTCAGAAAGGCAGCGCATGAAATACGGCAAGAAAGACAACGAGATAGCTGACCGGCTACGCCTCGGCAAGACGGCGGCCCAGGTCAAGCAGTCAACAATTCCACCTAACACCGACGAGTTCCTGAATTCGCCGGAGTGGAAAAAGCTCCGGCGTGCTGTGCTCAAAAAGTACGGACTTGAGTGTATGAAGTGCGGGCGGATGCCAAAGAAGCGGCAGCATGCAAACGTCGATCACATCCGCTCACGAAAGACAAACCCTTCGTTGGCTCTCGACTTCGACAACCTGCAAGTTTTGTGTGGCTCTTGCAATCGCAGGAAGGGGAACGCATTCGCAAACTACAGGGATGCACCCAAGAAGGAATACGAAGACCTCGGCCTAGTCGCCTTGGTTCGTGAAATTGGCATGGGCTAAGCCACCCTGCCGCAGCTTTGGAGAAACCATGTCAAGTGATATCGCGTTGATCGAAGGCCTTGTATTCGACGCCCGCCAGCGGTTTGACTCCGTTGCCGTTGACCGCTCGATTACGTTCGACCGTGAAGCCGAGTTCGCAATTCAGGTGCTGACCGGCAACGACTTCGCCATGAAAACGGCCCTGATGAACAAGGGCAGCGTGATCGCAGCAGTATCGAACATTGCCGCCGTTGGCCTGAGCCTAAACCCAGCCAAGAAGCAAGCCTATCTGGTGCCACGCGACGGCAAAATCTGCCTCGACATCAGCTACATGGGCTTGCTTGACCTTGCCATTGCAAGCGGGTCGATCAAGTGGGGGCAGGCTGAGCTTGTGTTTCAGGCGGATCAGTTCACCCTGAACGGGTTTGACAAGCCGCCGACGCATGGGCGCAATCCATTCCAGACTGACCGTGGCGCAGTCGTTGGGGCCTATTCGGTGGTCAAGACGCTGGACGGTGACTACCTCACCTCCTGCATGACTGCTGAGGAAATCTTCGCCATCCGCGACCGCTCGCAGGCGTGGAAGTCATTCAAGGCAGGCAAGTCCAAGAGCGCCGGACCGTGGAGCAGCGATGAGGGCGAGATGATGAAAAAGACCGTCATCAAGCGCGCCTACAAGCTGTGGCCAAAGACCGATCGGCTGGACGTTGCCATCCACCACCTCAATACAGGCGAGGAGGGTCTAGACCTGAGCGAGCAGGCCCCGCTGGATCAGCCCAAGAACTTCGGCGTTACCTCGGAGCGTGCCAAGGTCATCCGGGCCATTGCGAATTCAGCACTCCAGCACTTCAACGAAGGCGACGAGATGGGCGCATACGAGGATGTTTCGTGCATCGACGACAACGAGGAAAAGATGGCCCTGTGGTCGATCCTGAAGCCTCACAGCGCCCTGCGCAGCGCAATCAAGCGCTTGGCCGAAGAGGAGCGCAAGAAAGATGAGGCGCTGAAGAAATCAACTCTGCCAACTGGCGAGGCCCGAGCCATAGCGCAATAGCCAGCCAAGGCAGTTACAAAATAGTTCTTGCTTATTGCGTTGCCGGAACATACATTCTTGTTGCCGGCGCTGTTGCCGGAATCAAAAGGAACTTTCACAATGAGCAACGAAGCAATCCTGTCCGAATACGACTTCATCGTGATCGCGGACACCTCCGGTTCGATGGCCGAACCCGTCAAGGCCGGCAGCACGGTGACCCGCTGGGCTTCCATGCAAGAGTCGATCCGCACGCTGATCCGTGACCTGTCGAAGATCGACTCAGACGGCATCGACATGGTTCAACTGGGTGGCAATTGCACCTCGTGGACTGGCGTCACAGAAGAAAACGCCTTGGGCATCTTCAAGGACTTGTCGCCCCGTGGTGGCACCCCGCTGGCCGAAGCGCTGACCGAAGGCCTCAAGCTGGCCGGCAAGTCGGCCAAGAAGGACATGCTGGTGGTCTACACCGATGGCGTGCCGAACGACATGGAAGCCGTCAAGCGCGTGATCCTGAACCAGGCCAACAGCCAAGCCACCGACGACGCCTGCACCATCCTGTTTGTGCAGGTCGGCGACGATGCCGGTGCCACGGCCTTCCTGAAGGCCCTGGACGACAACCTGAAGGGCGCAAAATTCGACATCGTGGACGCCAAGACCACGGCCGAAGTCGATGCGTTCTCGTCCACCGCTGATCTGATCGTTGCCGCAATCAACGACTGATCTACAACCATGTCGGGGCCTTCGGGCCTCGGCTTCAGGAGTTTCTCATGTTTTTCCTTGACCTCATCATCTTTTCCGGCGTGCTGGCGATTGCCTACGGGTGCTTCTGGGCTGGCGCGAAGTTTGGCACGTTGAAGAGTGCCTTCAGCGGGCTGGTGGAGATGTTCGGCAGCGGGACGAAGTAATGGCCAAGACCTCCACCGAAAGATCGCAGGAGCGACGAAACAGGTTGCGCAAAGATGGCGTAGTGCGGTGCGAGGTTTACGCGCCGCTCAGCCTTCACGACAAGATCAAGCAATTCGTGCGCAAGTTGCTGAAGAAGCCAGGCTAACGGCTGGACTAACTGGCGAGTGTTAGTTGGTGGCGTGAATAACGGTTCATGTTTCTAGGGCACAGACGTTGTTCGGAGCAGAAAGCATCTGCCGCCACCAACTAACACTTGCTGGACTACCCGCCCCCTTGGGGCTTCCTGAACCATACGTAAGGAGAAGACATGCCTGTAACCGTTGCCGAATTGATCGAGCATCTTCAAACGTTGCCACAGCACTTGCCTGTCGCCTACTGTATGCACAGCGAGTATTGCTTGCTGGAGCTTGGCGACGTTTCGGTTAAGCGACTCCAAGCCGCGCGGCCAGATGGATGGGTGCATGACAAACGCCCGGACAAGCCTGACGTTGAATACGTTGTTTTCCCTGGGAACTGACATGACCCCCACGCCAGAGAGAGAAGCGCTGGCCGAACCATGGCGCGGCCTTCACAAGCGCCTGATCGTCTTGGGTGCTGCCATCGTCGCCCAGCGGACATGGGGCGAGCGGCAGAGCTATCAGGAATCAGGAAAGCAAGACGATGCACTCGCGGCCCTGGCGCTTGAGGCGCGCAGCATTGCTGACGCACTTGCGCACGAAGCCGCCAAGTCATCCGCACCAGCGCCTCAAGTGACACAAGAAGATCCGGTGGCTGTTGTTGGCGGCTCATTTCAGTTGCTGTGGCTTGGCGGAAGTTCGTTCTCCGAACACGTGCGAAAGCATGGCATCAAGGTTGGAACCACGCTCTACGCCCACCCCAAGGAGAAACAAACGTGAGCACAGAACAAAGGCAAGCGCTGGCCCCCTGCCCGTTTTGCGGAAACACCAGCCCGAGCTTTGAGCGCCTGGGGAATCGAGGCCAGTCGTGCATTGTTGCGTGCGGCAATTGCGGCTGTCGTCATGAGAGCAGCGACGAAGGCGGCAACAACGGGCAAAGCTGGAATGACCGCGCAGCTCTCACCAGCACCACCGAGGCCACAGCAGAGCCGGAATGGCCGCATGTTGGGTTTGATGAATCAGGCGCCGCAACGCTGGAGTGGTGGAACGGCGCGCGCAAGCTGACGCTGTACCTGTGCTCTCCAGCCGGTGAGGCGCTGCTGAAGTCGTGGGGGCCGAACATCGAAGCCGAAATGGCCTACGTGCCAGTTACGGAGGCTGACCAAGTGCGCGAGGCTTTTGCTTGGCTCGCAGCCCAGGGCACACAGAAGGCCGAGGCAGATGCACAAGACCAAAGTGCCCGCTTACTGGATGCGCTGGATAGCATCCGGCGCTATGGCCTGGACACCCTATCAGGGCGGACAGATGGCCCTGATGACAGGGAATGGCAGCGAGCGGCGGTTAATGAGATGACGAAGCGCGCTCGCCTCGCCATCGAAGGCAAAACTTGGGATGACGCCCCACAGAAGGCCGAGGCCACCCATGCAGCGAGCGCAGATGGCACGCTGAGTGTGGCTGATGCCGTGGCCGGTGTACTTGGCCTGTTCCCCGGCGCAGACAGGCAAGCCCTGCAATGCCTTGCCGAGCTGATGGCGAAGCCAACCTCTCAAGTGAGTGCAGTACCACGGCTGACGGATGAGCGCATTTTCACGGCGAAGGCCTACGGAGTGACGTTTAACACCTTCGATGTTGGGTTCTCACCGATATAGGTGCAGCACTGGTGAGAATCGCAGAGGCTCTTGAGGATCGCAATTCAGCAGAGAAGGGGAAGCCGTGAAAAATGCAAAGCTAGACCGCCCAACAGTTGCCGAGATGATTGCGTTTCTTCAAACGCTGCCGCTAGGCATGCCGCTGAGAATTCTTGACCCAGACACCGGGTGGACTATTCACCAAGTAGAAATAGAGTTCGATGGCGGCAAAGTGTGGCTAACGGGCTCATATCTCGACATGGGCGGCGAGGATGGATTGCCTCCAAAGCCGACTCCTGAGGTGCTGACATGACCAAGACCACCGAGGCACTGGCGCGCGAAGCGGGGATGCACTTTATCAACGCCCACCCTGGAGAGCTTGAAGACCTAGCCCGCTTCGAGTCCCTGGCGAGGGCAGATGAGCGGGAGCGCATTGTCGCAGCGCTGAATGAAATGCACTGTCACCAGACGATCAACAATCAAGAGTACACGCACCAATGGCATGCAGGCATTGATGAAGCAATCGACACAATCCGCTCAGTGGGTGATTGAGCAAGCGATGTATACCGAAATTAGCGAAGTTACTTCGTTGACAATCGCCATGCATCACTTTGCAGCTACGCCCTGCACCTTTTCAAATGTTCGCAGCGCGCCAAGGCCTAGCATGCCCATCAGAACAGGCATCATTTCGCCAAGATCGGCGGGAGAAAGCTCGATAGAGTGGCCGGCATAGGCCGCGATGATCTTTGCTACTGGCAGGCCCATCCAGTTCCACGCGCACGCGACCCCACACACCCATCCGATGAATGGCCTCCAGCCGCTGACGAAGACAGACGGGCTTGCTGCCTCAACTTGGTTGACTGCCATTTGCCCCTGAACAAGAGCAATAACGCCTGCTAGGCGCTGCTTTTCTTCCTCTGACTTGTCAGGCCAGATTTTGTCGATTATGAGTTTACCGGCGTCAATGGCTGCGGTTAGTGGATCGAGTGACATTCCATCTCCTTATTGCCAAGACCCTGACGCCATCTGGGCCGCAAGCCTGCGAACCCTCTTTGGCGTTTGCTTTGCCCACTTGCTCGTAAGCATGCCGTTTGCCGCGTCTTCGAATCTCTCATCTCTGACTGATGCAAGAGTGCGTTTGAAGCCGAGCATTCCGTTCAGGCCAAGCTGAAAACACATTCCGACGATCACGGCCTTTCGCGGTTCGTTGAGTTGATCGAACCACGGTAGCGCTTTGCGCACCTGAGCCGTCTTCTCTGCAATGTCTGCGTCAAGCGTTGCGCCGATCAATTCGTCGCCCCACACAAGCGCCTTGTGCACTTCTGTGCCAGTATGACCGACACCAATGGTCCAAGGGTCTGCGCCAGTCAGCGGGTCAGGGTAGGCTGCGTTCTCCCAGCCTTCGAATTCAATCAACTGGCTGCGTAGGTCCATCTGGCATTTCCTCTAGTCCACAGGCATCCATGAGCGCCCGCACCGTGGCATCCTGTCGCCATTCGTAGCCCTTCAGATCAGGCTCAGGCACGCTTAGGTATGGCGGCGGTTTGGCAGGAGGTTGAACCGTCTTGAAGATGAGCCGAAGTGGATTCTTCATTTCATTGCCCAAGCGCAGCGCGCATTGCGCTGCGGGCACTGTAGCAGCCAGGGCTGGTGCAACCTTCTGCTGTGTTCAGCATGTAGAAGGCGCGCATAACTTGGTTCGGCGTTGTCATGCCTGTGGTGTCGGGCTGCTTCAGCTTGTATCCTTGCTCCCATACAAAGCCTTCGACCTTGAGTTCGCCGCCTCTGCGTGTGCAGGCCCAGCCTACCCAGTTGAAGCCGTCGATTGACCCCGAGATGTATTCGCTGCCGGTGCTGCCCCACTGCTTTGGCAGGCATGATGGAGACGTTTGCGCAACTGCCTGCGGGCCGATGATGATCAGGAGCAGGGTGAAGAAGATGCGCTCAATCATTGCTGCCTCCATATGGCCTGTGCAGATCACGGCCATCGATTACACGTGGATCACTGCGCCGTTTTGACTTCTCGTATTTGCGGGTTTGCTTCACGTACGAGAACAGAAGCGTGATGATCCCGCAGCCGAAAAGCCACGAACCTCCTGTACTGAGTGAATCGTGCATGATCCCATCCGCCAGGGCAATGATCCCAAGCGTAAGCAGGCACAGCCCAAAATCAAACAGGAGAGGGAAGGTGACTCTGCGTGTTGCAACCAACCACACAAGGCAGGCAACGACAACCGTTGCAACCGTGGAAACCAAGATAGTCATTGCTGCTTCCTCGTGAAAAGCGAAGTCAGGAGTTCGCCGAAGGGGGTTGTTGAAACATAGTCCCATGCGCGAGAAAGCGCAAGAAGGCCAAGGAAACCGCCTATGAAACTGAAGGCTAATACTGCCTTTGCTGAGTCAATGCCGACAACTGAAACCAACCACGGCACCAAATAAACAGCACTTCCAAGGCCGGCCCCGAGAGAGGATATCTTGTTCATCCATGTGCTTCCTATTGGCATCCACCCGAGTGACAGAAGCGAACCCGCTGCTGCCGCAACCGCAGGGCTTTGCGTGATGTCCATTATCTTGTCGTCAATCCAACTCATGGTGTCTTCCTTATTTTGTCAAGCAGATGCGCCGCCAATCCAATAGCGATGACAAGACCAACCGCATACATCGGCTCACCACACAGCCCGACAAATGCAGAATATCCTGGAACATCGTCTACCCCTCTAGCCAATCCGCACACCGCTGTCTGAGACTCTTCAAATACTCCGAACAGGCACACAGCAAGTACCAAAGTTCTGCGAGACAGAATCCCAACAATACCGAACAGAACAGCACCGCCCACACCCCTGAGGATGTAGAAGATGTTCCTGGCGGCTTGGGCTTGGTCCGCATACCCAGACGCCAAGATATCGTAAGAGTAGTGAACCAAGGCTATCAGCGCCAGGAGTATTGCAGCTAGGCGCATTTACTGCGGTGCGCCTGGGCCGCCGCCGCCTAGCGCTTTGATGCGCTTCCACAGGTCAGAGAGATAGGCCTTGATTCGTTTGAGTGTGTTCATGGTTAGTTCTGAGCCATCCCAAATAATGTAAGGTGGCAGTTCGCACTTGCACCTGATGTGTTTGTGAACCGGATCGTATTGCTAGTCACCAGCGTAAGCGTGTATGTCGCTCCACCGCCTGAGCCGTTCGCCGTGGTGATGGTCGTGAAACTAGACTCAGCGTCATAAACAAAGATCGACGTATTGGCTTGTGTTCGGATCGCTGAATTCGCAACGCTGACACATGAGGATGTGGCGAGCATTATTCCTCGACCGTTGCTTGGAAGGGCAATATCCATCGTCGCGCCATTCGCTAGCGTTGCCGTCTCGGAGCGAACAAATCCATTGCTATCGACGTTAAGCGCTGCTGTGCTAACCGTCCCCGCGAATGTGAAATTACCAACGCCGCCGCGATTGTTTAACTCTACATTTGAGCCAACGCCTGAATCGTCTAGATACCCAGCGGTGACATTGCCAGTCAGATCACACCCGGTGACTGTCGTGTTCAAGGCCGACCCTGTTACGCGGATTCCGTACTTAGCCGTGTTTGCAGGCGAGTAGCAACGAGCACCAGTAATCAGCGTCCCTGTCGCGGACGCTCCGGTTATGAAGATGTTGGAGAAGGTAGCAAACCCGGCTCCAGCATCTTGGAATGAACCACCATTAATAGAGGTACGGATGCCCTGAACTTCGACGCCATGCCCTACGCAGTTGAACGTCTTGCATCCGTTGATCTGGGTATCTGTGACTTGCGGCCCAATGAACCAATTCTTCCCTGTCCCTACATTCGACGACCAGCTGCCAGCGAACTTTGTTTCGTTCGCCTGCTCCATGTAAATCCCGTGCTCTGTCGCGGAGTCAGAGACAAGCCCGGTGATGAATGTCTGGCTTGGAATGCCTGTTGTGTTTCCGGGCTGGAGGAATCTCGTCTTGAAGTTTGTTCCGTTCGCGGCGACCTGTGCCCCGACGATGTAGGTTCCACTACATGCCCCGCTCAGGGCCAGGCCAACACCATCGTTTCCGCTGCTGTATAGCGTGTTGATGTATGTGTCTATTCCCTGCTCTATGTCGACGCCATCTACCAGATTGTCAACACAATAAAGACGTGTCAGGAAAGTGTTGTTTGACTGCCTGACTTCGACACCGTTAGAGAACGCCGTGATGTGGACATCTTCAATGTAAGTCGGGTTCGCGTTGGTGATATAGATGCCTGCCGCTGTAGAAACCGCGTTGCAGCTAAGCCGAATGTCTCGAATGAATGTGTTCGCCACACCATCGATAGTTATGCCGCGCTCACCGGCTGTGTGCTGCACGAAGTGAACGCCGTGCCTGGATGCGCCATATAGCTTTTGTGTGCCAACCGGCACGAGGTCGGCGCTGATTCGATAGCTTCCGCGTGGGTGGCGGATGTCCTTCCCAGTTGTCCATGCCGTCTGGATCGCAGTCGTCACATCAACC